TTCTACAAATCGGTGGCAGTCATTTAAATGTAAACGGCTGTTCTGCTTTAAGCCATAATGAATATCCGTAAAGCAAGCCGCTGTCTTAAACAGTTGGGCCATAAATATTATTCTGTTGTTTGATTACTAGTTTCTTCTGCCGCTTCTCGCATTTGACGAACTTGTTCTTCGTGTGCTATTTGGCGTCCGTAACTTGGTAAATGTCCTTGTTCAATTAAAATATCATCTCTGATAGTTTGATTCCTTTTCTCTAAATTTAAAACTCTAGTAAAACTGTTATTAACTGCCGCAGTATAATATGCAAACGGATTGTCTGATTTTGCTTCATTGAACTGTAATCCAATCTGTGCAAGTTGAACTAATGCTTGTCCACGCATCTCATCAACGTAAGTGTAACCTCTCCAGTTTGCTCTGTGACTGTATCTTTCTACTAGTTTTAAAAACATAGTTCCTAATTCATTAGATATCTGTCCATGGTCTACACTAAAGTGACCGTTACTTATACTTCCTTTCCAATGACTTCTAGCAACTTCTGTTACTTCGTCATTCACATAAGCATAATGTTTAAAAGAAGGAAAATTTACTTTTGCTTTTGTTTCAGCCTCATTCTTAGGATTTCTTTTTCTTCCAGGTTCATCTGGAATATGCTCCATAGTCATTACTCTGAAAACAATATCTTCTTTTGCAATGCTTTTAGGATCTACTGCAAACTCTTTTTGCTTTGGTTTGTTCTTGTAATCCTTTTTATCATGAACTGCCATTGCCGCCTGATATGCCTCAGATTGCATTTTAGCCGCTCTATTTTCTCTTGCTTGTTTTAAACTGTTACGATTAATTTTCTTAACATCTTCTAAAATAATGTCATGCTGACCATATTTTTCGTCTTTTACATAACAATAAGTCAATTTACTGATATGTATTTGCTTCAAAATGTCTTTGTTGTTTAAATAGTTCACTTTTTTAGCCATGTAATCTCCAATGATATTAACAACATTATACACAGAATTATATATATGTCAAGTAATATTTAGCCAGAAATAAATATTAAAACATCTTTTAATGAATCCGATAAATAGTTATATAGGAGATAGTTATGACGACAGGACCATTAGAATCAAAAGCAAATTCTTCAGGCGACAATTATAGTTCTAAAAAATTAAGACAAGAACAAACCACTAGTGTAAATGCTCAAGGTATGTTTGACAAAGTCAACATTCAACGTGGAACAGGAAAAGACGTAGACTGGAGAGCAAGACTGAGACCAAAGTTTGGCGGTCGTGATTTGTTTTGGCGAGGTGCTTTAGAAATTGAAAGCACACCAGAAGGCAGAAGAGGTGATATGGAGAATATAGATTACCTACTAAGGCCGTTATATCAAACAGGTGGCCTAGTTTGGCAATACACACCTAATATATTCTATGGTGGATCAGTAAACTATTCATCACAAGAGTTTCAAGGCAGTAACTATCCGTTGAACATTTATGTAAATTCTCAACCACCTGAGTATCCAATTATTGCACAATTTACAGCAAACACTATAGATGAAGCAAGATACTTGCTAGGTGTTATGCATTTTATTAAAATAGCAACAAAAAGTTATTTTGGTGATGCCGCAGTAACAGATGGATTATATGGAACACCTCCACCTGTATTATTATTTGAATATCTAGGAGAACACGGATTTAACAAAGTTCCCGTAATCATAACTCAGTATTCTATAAACTTACAGAACGATGTAGACTACATACCAGTTGTTACATCTGTAGCAGGCAATGGCAACGAGGAAACAACTTTTGTTCCAACAAAGAGTGAGATATCAATAACTATCAAACCTCAATACGCACCACACAAACTTAGAAAAAGATTTGACTTACGAGAATTTACAACCGGTAAGAATTATAGACATGGATTTGTATAATGGCAGACTTTCATAGACGAGACAGTTTTTTAAGAAATACAGACACCTTTCAAGGGTTTCTTGACATAAACTCATTACCAACCATTCCTAAGTCAGTAGATGATGACATCTATATAATCGACGCAAGATATCACGAAAGACCTGATTTATTGGCCTATGACCGATATGGTTCTAGCAGATTGTGGTGGGTATTTGCTTTAAGAAATCCTGATTTGATTGAAGACCCAATAAGAGATTTTAAAAGCGGACTACAGATTAGACTGCCACAAAAAGGTGTGCTAGAAACTATATTGAGTTAATTATGGCAAAGAAAAAGAAACCAAGAAAGATACCTGACCCCATTGTCGGAGAAGTAGCAGGTAATGTATTAGACGAGTATTCTTCATTTTCGTATAGTGCAAAACTCTACATGATACCTCCAGAAGCAGAACTTCCTGCAGGCACAAAACCATCTAGTGGTGGAAGGCAAGATCCAGGTGTCATTGCCAAGGCGGCTCAAGCCTTTAAAACCACAACACCATCTAATCCTGATCCAACAAGAGGTGGCTTTTTATATGGTCATATGTCTGCACTACCTGAAGAAACTGTGGTGTTAGCACAATCCGGTGTTACAGCAGGTAATATGATTGATAATATTCAAATTGAGAACATCAGTAAGTTTGATACAGGATTCGAAACAAGAACAATAAACTTTCAAATTAAACAACCAGGTGCGGCAAATTTCTTAGACCAAATACTTCTTGCAAGAAAAAGATTAGGTATCCCAACATTTGCAACAGACTGTCCTTTGTTTTTAGAAATTATGTTTCAAGGATACGACGAAGACTTAGATGATAATGATGAAGGCGGCCAGCCATTTTCTCATGGACCTTATAGGTGGAGAATGCATTTAGCACAGGTATCCTTAAATGTTACAGGAGAAGGATCTGAATACGATGTGCAATGTGTTCCTGCAAGTCAAGTGCCATATCAAGACCAATTTTTTAGAATGCCTAAAAATTTAAGCACATCAGGAGATACAATTTCAGAACACCTAGCAGATTTGATAACAGGCATCAGAGAACATCATGAAAACAACAATGACAAGTATCAGATAAGAGATACTATTGGAATTGACTTGTCAGGCTTAATCGGAGAAAACGGCCTTAAAGAAGAAAAATTAAATACAAGGTATGATGCTCAATCCTCTATGATAGCAAATCTTCAATTTAATCCTGGTTTAGAAGATATGGACATAGGTCAGATTTATAAAGAACATAAAAAACTTAGAAAAGATGAAGACTCACAATTGAACATTGCTGTTTACAAAGACACAATAAATGTAAAAAAAGGTATATCATTATACGATTATCTTTGTGTATTGTTAAGCATGAATACAGAATTCTTTGAAAGAGCCACAAGAAGTGTATTAGCAGAATCAGTAAAGGCACATGCAGAAGATAAAAATTCTAATAAGTTTAAGAAAAAAGATGCATACACGAAATGGCTTAAAATAAATGCTGATACTGAATATAAAGGATTTGATCAATTTAGAAATGTTTATGCAAAAAAGGTAATTTTTAGACCTACATTATTTGATAGTGTAGATGATAGAGTTCAAGCAAACCCGGAAGAAAACCAATTAACAAAAGAAGAAACACAGGCAAGAATAAATGAATTATCATCATCAGTGTTTAAATCATATCACTATTTGTTCAGTGGTCGTAATGATCAAATATATTCATGTAATATAGAATACGATAATGGTATTGCATTTTTACTTCCTCCCGCAGGTGGAACTATAGGTGATGTAAGTGTTACTGGCGCAGACCTACTGGCTGATAGGGTGCCTTTAAACAAAGATATATCCGGAGGTAACTTAACAAAAGCAGTATTAGAAGCCAAAAATAATAAAAATGTAAACGACTTTTATAATAATGCCACCGATGCAGATATAAGAAGTTTAGGTGGTATGCTGGGTTTAAATAATCAAGAACTTAAAGATGCAGTAGAAAACAAAAATAGTGTTGCGGCACTCAAAATAAAAGATTTATTAAATAACAGAGCATTGCTTGATCAACTTACTCAAGCAGAATCAAGAGCAGAAGTTCAAAAACTTGCCAGTCGAATTGCACAGACAGTAAGTGATACAGTGAATGTGAGAGGTTCTAGAGCAAGTGGCTTTATTTACTCCGGAGATTTAATAGGTGATATCAATAATCAAATAAATGCTGAAACACTTTGGGCAAAAGCAAGGCAAAGAGGCAGAGAAATAGGTGGCCTCTATGAAAATGCTGAAATGGATTTCAATCCATTTGTTCCTGGTGTCACAAAAATTGCAACAGTCAAAGAAGGTAAAGATCCAACCGACTCTTTGCAACCTCCAGTTCAGCAACTGCATATTGTTAATGAATTAGGTGAAGCAAGTTTCGACGGAACACCAAGACAGAATTTAATAGGTTACTACATGCAACAAAAGATGGAACCTTCTTTCTTAGTAAAATTAGACATGGAGGTAAAAGGCGATCCATGGTATTTAGGCAAACCAGATGATGGCTCTTCAACCAATCATTCACCTCAGGGACTTGATACTGACGAGTCTAATGAAGATTATGTTGTATTTGATAAAAAAGACAATGTAATATTATTTGATATGCAGTCTCCTAGACTGTTTGATTTTGATGTAGATGATGAAGACAACAACGAGGGTTATTGGTCTGCAGACGGAACAGCATATTTCATATCTGGAGTATATATGCTTGTCAAAGCGGTAAGTAAGTTTGAAGGCGGAGAATTTAAACAAGACATAAGTTTAGTTAAATTAACATCGTATCAAACAAGTAAAATAGATAAATCAAAAAATGAAGCAGTTGATCAACACAAAGCAAGAACTTACGGTAGCGGATAATGAGTATAGGCCGAGGTAGAATAAACAAATCCAGCAATAAAAATCCTAACATGAAGGAGAGGAATGAACGTGCCTACCTTAGTGGGATCTATGTTGCAGAAATAATTAGCAATTTAGATATAACTAGAACAGGTAGAGTTCAAGTTTTTATAGCCGCACTAACATTAGACCAAGAGGGCACAAAAGGATTTTTTGATGCTATTTGGACATCACCTTTTGCAGGTAGCACAAACCCTAGAGCAGTAGGTAAAGAAATAGAAGATCCAGATCAATCTATGTCATCATATGGTTGGTGGGGACAGGTTCCTGATATAGGTAATTTGGTATTAGTAGCATTTGGTGACGGCAATACAAAATTCCCATTCGTAATAAGTTGTTTATTTCCACCAATGTTTGCTAACATGGTTCCTGGGATTCCTGCAGGTAAAAATTATCAAGCACCTAGCAAACTTCTACCAACTGTGGAAAAAAATAAAAGAACACAAGAAATCAAGCATAATGATACGTTTAGACCAATTCAACATACACTTTCTGAAGCAATAGTAAAACAAGGACTTATTGGCGATGCAACAAGAGGTGCAGGAAGTAGTGGTTCAAGAAGAGAATCTCCCAGTGAAGTATTTGGTATATTAACACCAGGTCCACGTAAAAGTGAGATAACAGGTGTAGAAGATGATTATGATATAAGATTAGGCGGCCATCAATTTGTTATGGACGATAATTTAGATAGTAGACAGATAAGAATTAGAAGTGCAGAAGGTAACCAGGTTTTATTAGATGACAACGAAGGTATAATTTATCTGATAAACAAAAGCGGTAGAGCATGGGTTGAAATGAATTCGTTAGGAGATATACACATCTTTGGAGAAGGCTCTATTAATATGAGAGCAAAACAAAACTTTAATCTTAGAGCAGATCATAACATTAATATAGAAGCAGGGCAGAATATAAATTTGAAAGCCGCTCAAGATACTACAGGGTTTGAATACAAAGGTGTAGGTGCAGGAACAGGTGGAGACATTTGGTTAGATGCACAAGGTGAAATCAAAAATATTGCAGGTGCAAGTATTTTGAGTAAATCTTCAGCAGGTGATGTTTCAACAGTTGCTTCTGGTTCTGTAAAACTTGAAGCAAGTGCAAATGACGTAGAAATTAAAGCGGCCAGAGAATTTAAAAGTGAATCTGGACAAAAATATAGTATTAAATCAGGTGGCGGTGATGTTGCTATAGAAGGACAAAGAGTAGTTGAAAAAGGTAGCGAAATATTAATGAATAGTGGAGGACCTGATCCAACTGCACCAGGTAACAATGAAGCACGTGAGTTAGGAGAAATGGTTTCGCTAGATCATGAAGATTACACTAACAAACAACCAGAGTATGACAAAGAAGGCGAAAATCTTTTACCTACCGATGGAAAAAGAGAAAGATTAAAAATAAAATCCATAGTGCCAAATTTAATTACTGCAGAACCATATACAGGACATAGTCCAAGTAACCCTGAAAACGAAAATGAAAACAGTATTGTTCCAGACGAAAGCATTGCTGATGCAATGCCTTTAAATTCAAACGGAGTTGCAGGACCATTAGGAGACACACCAGCAGACGTGAATGCACCAGGTGGTTTTCAACAGTCTAAAGGATGGGACGATGGTGGCAATCCTATTATGGATCCTCCGGATGACAAGGGGCCTACTTCTAATTTCTCACCAGCAATAACCAAAAAGATTGAAGAAACACAGGCTTTAGGAACAGCAGTTGCGGCCGTAAGTGCAGGAGTTAAACCCTTACAAGCACCAACTATGACTCCTGGCAATTATAAAGTTATAGGCTCGGGTAGAAAAATAAGTGACTTAGAAGCAAAGACAAAACAAATAGCCTTCACAGCAAACAAAGAAAGAACACAACCTAACGATGCCCAACTAGGAGATTTAGTAAAAGGCATTGCATTAGTCCAAGCGGCTGAGAAAACAGGAGCAGACACGAGGCCACTTTTAGCAAAATACGGAATACATATTTCTAGGAACGGTCCAAACAAAGTTTATACAAGCGATGACGGTATAATTGTAGACACTGGCGGTGGTGTAGGTGCAGTAGCAAATAACTTAATGACAGCAAGTGATTTAGTTAGAACAAGTAATGTAGTATCGCAGTATGTTGGTAATACACAATTATCAGATAATCAAATGGCATCATTAGTTTTAATGGCTGACCATGTTGGCGTAGATAAATTTCAGAACAGTAGAACACTTCAATTAGTTAAGGCACACGAATATTCAAAAGTTCCTAACAGCATGTTAGACTTTAATAAAGGAACAATAGGATATAGTAGAAGACCTACAACTAGACAAGACTATATAGAAAGAGGACAAATGTATGGTGAGTTGTTTCAAACACCCGATAGTGTTGATTTACCTACTTTTGAATCTGGTAGTAGTTGGGGTGCAATGGCTAAAGCAATTAAGTTTGCTCGTTATGGGCAAGTTTAGTTTTTGATACTAAAGTTGAAATTCTTTTATATGCTTCGTATTTGTCTTTCTGCTCTTGAGCAACAATTTTCTCTAACATTTCAATCCTATTCCTAAGGTCATTATTTTCCTTATTGAGATCTATAAGTTCTCGTCGAAGTTGCTCTTCTAATGTGTCGTTAAGACTAGACCAGTCGTTCATCATCTACACCAGTGAATATTTCTTGTAACAATTCTGTTACATTATTATTTAACAAAACTCCGCTATGTCCTGCTTCTATATGGTGAGTTTTTGTATTTTTAAATCCTGGAGGTGTTTTACTTTGGCTGTCACAGGATATCATACCGTCATTTGCTTTGCCACCTATACCTGCAACTGGATTTGCTCCTCTTGTGCAAATTATATTTGTGTGTGGCCCATTAAATTTTTTTTCCTGTAACATTGCTAAAACAGTTGCACCAGGCATTGTGTTTTTAAATACATCTGCATTACGCCAAAAATAACCAAAAATTCTTGCAACTGGAGTTCCTTCCCAAGGTGTTGCTATTGTTACTAGGTGACTTACCTGTTCTGGTAATACACTAGCATACCAAGAAGCAAGTATTCCACCAAAACTATGACCAACTAAAATAACCGGCTCATCTTCAAATTCTCTCTGAGCCTTATTCTTAAATGACATCACAAGATCAAAAGGATCTTCTGACATATCGTAATTGGGTGCGTAAGATTTATGTTCTGGTAATTTTAATTTGTAGTAATTGAAGTTGTCTGAATCAGCATTCGCCCCATGTATGTAGATTACATTAGGCATTACTTATAAGCGACTCCATTTCTGAAAGTTCTCTAGGCTTGGCATTTTTGTCATATCTAAAGTTTCCAGCAAAATTAACACTATCAAAAGTTACATATTTGTGGCTCTTGGTATCGTATATACCATAAGTTTTAAATTTTGAACCCTTTGCTTCTTCTATTTTTCGAAAACGTTCCATACCAGCAACCTTATTGGCTTCTCTGGCTTTGAACCAAATTTTATCAAACTCTTTCTGAATGTTATACATTGTGTCCTCAATGTTATAGTTAAAAAAATTATTTACTATATTTTGTTAAAAACTAAACAAATTCTGGTTCAAAACAAGTCATTAAAACTTCTTTTAATGATTATGATAAATACTTGTATGGCAACAATATTCAAAGGTTTTAATACAATCGACAATAATAAGGCGCCTTTTAATCTCACAGATGAAGATTTGATTAAGAGAGACTTGCTTAATCACTTTTACACAAAAAGAGGTGAGAGATATATGAGGCCAAACTTTGGAAGTATCATACATGATATCATTATGAATCCTTTGGATGGTATGACAGTATCAGACATCAAAGAAGATGTAGAAAGAATTATAGAGTCTGATAGCAGAGTAAACCTCGATGATATAAGAGTGTTAGTTGAAGACCAAACTGTAAGATGTGAAGTTGATATTACTTTTAACATTTTAAAGTCTTCAGACACATTGTATTTAGAGTTTATTAATGAGGAGTTAGAATAAGATGGCATTAATATCAAGACAAAACAATTTATTTGCCGCTGAAGATTGGAAAGTGGCCTATAAGGCATTCAGCGAAGTGGATTTTCAGGCTTATGACTTTGATACTATTAGAACTTCTCTCATAGAATATATAAGAACAAACTTTCCAGAAACATTCAATGATTATATAGAAAGTTCAGAATTTATTGCAATTATAGAAATGTTAGCATTCTTATCGCAATCACTTGCATTTAGAATGGATATGAATACTAGAGAGAACTTTTTAGAAACAGCAGAAAGAAGAGATTCAGTATTTAAACTTGCAAGAATGTTAGGTTATAATCCTAAAAGAAATGTTCCAGCAAGTGGACTTATGAAAATTGATGCAGTATCAACAACTGAACCTGTGCAAGATAGTTTAGGCAATGACCTTAATAATGTAAATGTATTTTGGGACGATGCAAATAATCCAGAAGCATACGAACAGTTTATCACAATACTAAATTCTGCAATGGCATCATATAATAGATTTTCAGAACCAGCAAAAGCAGGTAAGGTAAACAATATAATGTCAGAACTGTATGAATTAAACACTCCAATTACAGCACCTGCATCTTTTAAATTTGATTTAACAACATCAGGCATTAATAGAACTTTTGAAATTATAAATCCTGATTTTATAGACAATGACGTTTATTTTGAAAGAAATCCAAACCCTGTAAACAATTTTAATTTAATTTATCAAAATGATGGATTAGGAGTAAGCAGTGACGACACTGGATTTTTCCTTATGTTCAAACAAGGACAAACACAGGCAAATGTTTTTGATTTTCAATCACCTCAAGAAAATAGAACAGTAGATATAAATGTTCCTAACATAAATGAAACAGACTGTTTCTTGCAAGAAGTTGATGCACAGGGATTAGTAATTAACGAATGGAAAAAGATTCCAAATACTGTAGGACAAACATTATTTTATAATAACTTAGCATTTGATGAAAGAAATTTATATGCAATAGAAAATTTAGACAACCAGGGTATAAGACTTAGATTCCCAGATAGTAATTTTGGTAATGTGCCTTTTGGTAATTTTAAATTCTTTTATAGAACAAGTGATGCAGAAGCATACACAATTTACCCAGATGATGCAAGACTGCAAACTGTAAACCTTCCTTATGTATCACAGACTGGTGAGTCACATACATTAAGTATTACATTCTCACTAAGAAAGGCAGTAGGAAACAGTTTAGGAGCAGAAGATTTAGACGCAATCAAAGAAAGAGCGCCTCAGACTTATTACAGTCAAAACAGAATGGTTTCAGCACAAGACTATAATGTTTTTCCATTTAGTCAAAGTGCAAACATTAAAAAATTAAAAGCAGTAAACAAAACACATGCGGGTCATAGCAGATACATAGACATTAATGATCCTACAGGAACATATCAAAATGTAGATACATTTGCAAATGATGGTGCATTATATTCAGAAGTAAAAGATTTAGGAAAGACGTTACATATTAGTAACAGCATTACACCTTTAGAAGCAACAGCAGTTCAAATACCTGCAATGCTTAAAGAAACAGAATTAATAAACTTTGGCTATGACAAATTTAGAAAGTCATGGAAAGTAGAAGACGAAACAAAATGGGAACTTACAGGTGCAAATATAAGATGGATGTCATTGCCAGTTGTTGTAGGCGACAGTATAACTGGATATTTCTTAGAAGATAAAACAGCAATTGACAGCATTCTACTAACAAACAATGTTTCATTTAAAATGTTTGCTCCAAACAACTTTTTAAAATTTGTAAATCCAAACAATGTATCAGAATACAAATGGGTTAGGATTGTAAGTGTTGACAATAATGGCGCACTATCAAGTGGTATATCAACTTCAGTTGGACCAATAAAATTAAGTGCAAAAGTGCAACATGGTTGGAGAGTAGATGAATTTGTTTCAACTATAAGAAGAACATTTAAAACTACAGAAGTATCTGCCATTGTATCTGAACTAGAAAACAGACAAACATTTGGTTTAGGATACGATGCGGAACTAGATGAATGGTATGTAGTTTCTAATAACAATTTAGATAAGACAAGTAATTGGTCAGCAGAATATCACAGAGATACTTCAGAAGGCGGCTTAGACGCAAGTTGGCTTTTGTTATTTGTTTATAAGCCAGGAACAGCAGATTCATATAGTTATACAGTAACTATTAGAGGGCAAAAATATATTATTCAAAGCAAAAAAGATTTGAAGTTTTACAATATCACAAATATTAAAGTTGCAGATACAACAAATTCTGCAAGTAGAGATCAAATTGTTTTAACAAAAGTAAACTTTAAGCCTGGTGGTAAAGAAACATTTACTTGGAGTGAACATCCAGACTTCTTAGATGGCAAAGGAAATGTTTATGTAAGCAGTGAAACAGGACAGTATTATGATCCTATAAATGGTAATCCTCAAATACCATTAAGAACTAGAGATACAAAATATCATGATGTAGAAATACAGTGGAAAACAAATTTAGGAATTTATAAAAATGGTGACGACGATGCTACAACAGGAAATCTATTTGTTGATGCACAAGCAATATCTATACAGACTTCACCATACAGTAAAACAGAATCAGGGATTTATACAACAAATTCTAATTTCCAAAAAGCAACATTGTCAAATAATTCAGGTATAATAAACTTTTGGCCTAACAACGTAAGTGTATCATTTACAACTGCAACATTTAACAGTAATATTTACAATGCAGGCGGTAATGTTTTATACAGAGATCAACTTGCAAACGGAACACAAAGAACATTTATAGCACAATCAGACGGAACAACATTAAGTGCTTCAGGTAGTATTGCAGGTAGGATAAGAAACTTTGCAAATGCAACACAAATTGCCGCAGGAGAAGGAACATTAGTAGTAACCAATTGGGACGGAAATTTAAAAGCACCTGTAGAGAGACATAGTTTTGTAACAGATAAAACAGGTATTACATCTCAAGATAAATTTGATGTTATCTATAAACAAGATAGAAGAAAACTAGACGAAGACATAGTTTGGGAAATAGCAGACGTTGTAAAGTATGATGATGGTTATACTGATAACAGGAAAGTAATTGTAACTCCTGTAGATACCGACGGAGATAGAGTTCCTAATGAACCATTACAGTTTGAAGATTTTGTTAGTTCAGATGATCTAATATTCTTCGAATATTACAAAGACTTTGACGGTTATACTTACGATAGACCTTTAACAGGTAAGATACAAGATTTTAGAAAAGAAACCGTTATTAATATTGTATTGGCAGGAGAGGGTTCAGTAGGTCCTTCAAGTTTTTCAAATCCTGTAGTTCTTTCAGAGCAAAAAGTTATTATACTAAAAGATTCGACTTATGTCAATAGTTTTAATAATGCTGAAGGAAAATATAAAGGTTTAGTATTATACGATAACGCAAACGAAAAGATTTATGAACTAGTTGCAAGTAGCACAAACACTCAACAAATTTCAGCATTTGAAACAAAAGATTATTTTGTAAGAAATGGTAGAGCATCAGGGCAAAATACAGCACTACAAAGTGATGACGAAGTAGTATTGAAATGGAAACATGTTGCACCTAAAGACGTTAGGATAGACCCTAGCATCAGCAACATTGTTGAAATGTTAGTTCTTACAGAAGGTTATCACACTGAAATACAGAAATATAAAAATGTAAAAGGAACACCTTATCCTTTACCTCCAACTAGTGCAGAACTGGCTACAGAGTTTAAAAAATTAGATGACTTTAAAAATGCCAGTGATGCAATAGTTTATAAAAGTGCTGAATTCAAATTGTTGTTTGGAACAGATGCAGAAGTTGGATGCCAAGCAAAATTTAGAGTAGTAAAACTTCCTGGAACAACAATGAGTGATAATGAAATCAAATCAAAAATTATAAGTGCATTTAATTTATATTTTAATGTTAATAATTGGGAATACGGTGAAACATTTTACTTTACAGAACTTGCAAGTTTTGTTCATCAGAGATTAGGAAGTAACATTGGTAGTATAGTTATACTTCCAAAAAATACATCAGGAGCATTTGGAGATTTATTCCAAGTTAAAGCAGATCCATATCAGTTGTTTTTAAGCACAGCAACAGTAAATGATATTGAGATAGTAGATAAAATAAACCAACAAGTATTAAGAACGGACAGATAATAAATGGCCAAGATTATAAACACTTTACCAGCAATTCTGCAGACCCCGGCACTAAAGAACTTCTTTGAAGGGACTGCCGAGCAGTTATTCAGTAAAGCAAATACTATACCTTTAACAGGTTATGTAGGTAATCAAACAGGCGAAGAGTCAGGTATTGCTGGTGCTTTTATACAAGAATACAATGCAGACAGGCAACAATATGCATTAAGTCCAGTTGTTAATACATTAGATACTGTAAGTGGTAATAGTGATAGTGTTATCTTTTACGATGAATTTATCGACACACTTAAAAATTATGGTGCTCCTACAAGAGATCACAACCACATTTTCGAGGATAATTATCAAACGTTTCTTCCTCCTATCAATATAGATAAGTTCTTAAATTACCAAGAATACTTTTGGAGTCCAACAGGGCCTACAGCAATAGAAATTGCGCCAACTACTAGTGCAACATCTATTGCAATTGATAAAGATATTATAGGTAAGAAAACATTTACACCTTCAGGAGGCAAAGCATTTAAAAGCGGAATGATTGTTAAGTTCACAGGCTCGTATGTTGTGCCTGGTGATAATGTAGAACTAAACAAAAATTATGTTGTTCAAGGTGTAGGCACATCTATAAGACTTGTAGATTATACATTGAGCACATCAACAACATATGGTGGCTCTAATTTAGATAAAAAAGATTATATTGTAATAGAGCATGGTGCTACAACCGGAACAGCATGGAGTAGGGTGAACCACTGGTTCCATGAAGATAACTTTATTGATGCTGGAGATTCTTTACCTGCTAAAAAATACAGAGCAAAAAGACCTATTATAGAATTTGATAGAACTATGGAACTTTACAACCATAGCGGAACATATAAAGGGCATGTAACAGTATCAAGTGTAAACTTTAACAAAGCCGCAATAATGGGTCAGAGCAATGCAACCATTGACACTAAATTAATAGAAAATGGCGATACAGTAGTTTTTCCAAATGAGTCAGTATCAAACAGAAACAAAATTTATACAGTTTCAGGTGTAGGTAGTTCTATAACATTAACTGCAACAACAACATTAGCAGAAAATGATGTTTATAATGTTGACAAAGGATTTAACCAATTAGGTAAAGAACTTATTTTTAAAGACGGTGAATTAGAAGAAGTTCAGCAAAAGTTAAGACTTAATCAAGATCCTCTTTACAAATTATACAATGATAGCAAAATTGCACTTGATGATTCAGGTTCATTCCCTCAAGCAAGTTTTAAAGGTGGAAAAGTATTTGGATACAAGCAAGGCATAGGTGCAAACGATACAGAATTAGGATTTCCACTTTCGTATAGTAATTACAAAACAGTAAGTGAAATTACATTTACTGATTATTTGAAAAATGATCAATTTACATATACTGCATTTGGTAGTTCAACAGTATCACTCATTAAGGGAGAATACTATTACAAGTGTTCATCAGACGGGTCCGATGCATACCATAATAACTTTAAAAGTGTTTCAACATTATCAAGGCAAAAAGTTAAAACAAAATACTTGATTAGTATCAAAGATGTTGATGACAAAAGAACTGTATTTGATATAGGCTGTGTGCCAGTAGCAAAAACCAGTGCTCCAAGCGGTAAAGACATACTTGTAAAAGTCAACAATATAATTCAAACAGCATACACTTACGAAAATAGAAAAATTAAATTTACATCATTCAATTTAAAGAAAGGTGATGTATTAGAAATAGAAGCAGATACTGACAGCGGTATTACTTTTATAAATGATAGTAGATATGATATACCATTAAGTTGGAAGTCTAATCCGTTAAATGAGTCATTTACAGATATAGCAGAACCAGAATTTTTACCACATTTCAAAAATTTATTAGAATTGCAAGATGACTTTAGTGGAAGTGCTTTAGGTAAAAATAATTTTAACAGTATAGAACAAGATATATCAAAAGCAGATTTAATTGTAAAAACAAACGAAGATTTAATTCACGGTGCATTCTTGCTAGATGATCAACCATATAACTTGGTTGACTCATTGAGATTTGTAGGCCGAGAATATACAAAATATAAAAAACGCCTAATCAAAGAGATTGACAAGTATAATGAAAACTTTGATCTAAACAAAGCAGGACTCACAATGGAATCTGCATTAGATACTGTTTTGAGAAACTTAAAATCATTTAGTGTAGGTAAAGACGTATTTGGTAGCACTTATATTTTACCATTTGGAGATAACTTTACTAAAGAAGTAAAAATTATAAATGATGTAACAGTAAGTGAATACACACTTTCAAAATTTGTAGATCTTAATAC